ATGGTGTTGTGACATACTTCTGGCAATCTGGCGATACCTCTACGGCTGGAACTTACTATGCAGAGTTTGAAGTAACTTACTCTGATCTTTCTGTAGAGACTTTCCCTAATAGTGGTAATCTCGCTGTTACTATTACACCGGAGTTGGCATAATGGCTAATCAAAAAATTTCTAGTCTAACCTCTCTTACTGGTGAAGGTGCCGCTCAAGACGATCTTCTTGCTATTGTTGATACCTCTGCTTCTACTACAAAAAAGATCACTAGGGAAGAGTTTTTTAAGTCTGTTGACTATATTGAGTTTGATAAGACAAACACCCTTGCAACCCCTTTAGAAGGTCAACTGTCTTGGGATACCACAGATAAGACACTTTCTCTTGGTCTGAATGGTGGTAATGTTATCCTGCAAGTTGGTCAGGAAATGCACTATAGGGTTAAAAACTCTACAGGCTCTACTATCACTAACGGTACAGTCTGTCGTTTCGCAGGAAGCCAAGGTAATAGTGGTATCCTTCTTGTAGCACCTTTCCAAGCTAATGGCGCTTACAATAGCAATGTCATTATGGGTATTGCTACAGAAGATATTCCAAATGGTTCAGAAGGTCTTGTGACTGCTTTTGGTAAGGTTCGTGGTATTAATACATCTGCATTTACAGATGGTCAAATCCTTTACGCATCTCCTTCCGTATCTGGTGGTTTGACTGCTACAAAACCAGATGCTCCTAACAATGTTATTTCTGTTGCAGCCGTTGTTTCTGCTGCTAATAATGGCACTCTCTTTGTTAGACCTCATGTGGAAGACATCTGGCAAGGTGTTCCTGCTACAAGCACTTCTCCGGGTTCGAAAGGGGATAACGCATTTGATGCTAACTACTTCTATATTTGTGTTGCTACAAATACTTGGAAGCGTGTAGCCCTTAGCACTTGGTGATTAACATGCCTTATTCTTCTAATGCCGATCTTCCTAAAGCAGTTCGTAGTAAACTTTCTAGCCATCAACAAGATGTCTTTAGGAACGTCTTTAACTCTATGATGGGTGAAGACGGCATGACAGAAAGCCGTGCCTTTGCTGGTGCTTGGTCGCAAGCTAAACAAGCAAGCGTTACCAAAGCGATGTATCAAGGCAAAGAAGTCTCTCTGGACAAACCTTTCCGTCTTCCTGCTGGATCGACCAAGAAGTTTGGCGTCTATGTAAAAGATGGTGACAAGGTTAAGAAAGTGACCTTCGGTGATCCTAACATGGAAATCCGCAGGGACGATCCTAAAGCCCGTGCAAATTTCCGTGCTAGACACTCTTGCGATACTGCTTCTGATAAGACATCCGCACGTTATTGGTCTTGTCGTATGTGGGATGATAACGTCTCTGTGACAGAAATGACTAACAAGTCTGATGTCAAGATCGAAGGTCAAATCCTTAAGCAAGATAGCGAAGAACGCCTTGTCTATGGTTGGGCCTATGTCTCGACAGATAAAGGTGAGATTAGTTTGGATCACAGTGGCGAGTTTATTCGTCCTGACCAAATCGCTAAAGCAGCAACAAACTTCATGCTTTCCATGAGAACGGCTAAGGCCATGCACTCTGGTGGCAAGATTGGTGAAGTTGTTCATTCAATGCCTCTGACTAATGAGATTTCAAAGGCACTTGGTATTCAGTCTGACCGCGAAGGCTGGCTTGTCGCTATTAAAGTCTATGACAATAAAGTGTGGCAAGATGTTAAAAGCGGTAAACTTGCGGCTTTCTCTATTGGGGGCCGAGCCTTGAAGGAGATGGTGTAATGCCCACCGAACTCGTAAACTTGGAACTTGAAGAAGTTTCCTTGGTCGATATGGGTGATGACCCTCTCGCTAAGGTTGCCATCTTTAAGCGCATCCCAGAAGGGGAAGACATGGAACAAGAAGATATTGAAAAAGGTATCTCCATTGAAATTGAAATCAAATCTCCTGAAGAAGAAATGATGGAAATGCAGATGGAAGCTTCGCAGGGTATGGAAAAAGCCGCTGCTTGTGATAATTGCACTGACCCGACCTGTACAGGTTGCGAAGGTGATATGACTGAGGCTGATAAAGGTTGTGGCGACAAACCCATGCGTAAGTCGTGGAAAGCCGAAGCACAAGCCTTTGAAGAAGTCAATAAGATGCTTCTGGAAGAAATCGAAACTCTGAAAGCCAAGGTTGCCGATATGGAAGCCGAAGCAATCGAGAAGTCGAAGCCCAAAGAAGAAATGATCGAAGTTGAAGGGGAAATGATTGCTAAGTCGGCTGTCCCTGCTCCGATCCTTAAAAAACTAGAAGAAATGCAAAAGGCTGCTGAGGCCGAAGCTTTCCGTAAACGCGCTGACGAGGTTCTTCCGAACTTTAAAGGGACTGCTGACGAGCGTGGTAAACTCTTGAAGTCTATTGGCAACGACGAACAACTCCTTGCCATTCTTAAGGCCGCTGATGCTGCGTTTGCTGGCATCTACAAAGAAGTCGGCAAAACTGATGCAGAAAACGACCTGAAAACTCCGACTGAAAAGCTTAACGACATGGTTAAAGCCTATCAGGAAGACAATAAGGAAAAAGACTTCCATAAAGCGTATGCTGCTGTCATCAAAACCGCACAGGGCCGCGCTCTTGTGCTTGAAACCTACAAAAAGTAAATTAAGGAGCCTTGAAAATGGCATTTACTGAACGTCTCGCTACCCGTACCTATGTTTCGGGTTCTGCTATTGCCCAATTCACTTTTGTGTCGCTGGCCTCGGACGGTCAAGTGGACAATACCTCTGCTAACGCGCGTACCGATGGTGTGGCTCTGCAAGCCGCTGCTGGTGCTGGTGAAGCCCTGACTGTTGCTTACGATGGTCGTGTGACTGTCAAAGCTGGTGGCACGATTTCGAAAGGTGCTGCTGTTGCTGTTGGCACTTCGGGTAAAGCGAAAGCTGCTGCCTCGACCAACGTGATCGTCGGCTATGCTCTGGAAGACGGTGTTGATGGTCAAGTTATCACCATCGAACTGTCGCGCGCTGACAAAGCCGCTGCCTAATCTAGTTAAATAAAGGAATACTACAAATGGCTATGCTGACCGCAAGTGCTGTTCATATTGATCAGCCGCTTACCAACCTGACTATCGCCTTCCTGCAATCGACTACGGGTTTTATCGCTGACCGCGTGTTCCCGAAAGTCTCGGTTGCTAAAAAGAGCGACAAGTATTACATCTACAACCGTGCGGACTTCAACCGTGTGGGTCAGGTGCAGCCTCGCGCTCCCCGTACTCAAGCCCCTCGCGTTGGTATGTCGCTCTCGACCGATACCTACCTGACGGAAGTGTTCTCGCTGGCAACAGACTTCGACTTCGAAACTCTGGCTAACGAAGATGCGGCTCTGGACATTCGCTCGGCTGCTTCGAACATGCTGACGACACAACTGCTGATCGACCGTGAAGTTAAGTGGGCTTCGACCTACTTCGCTGCTGGCGTTTGGGGTACTGACTGGACTGGTGTTTCGGGTTCGCCCTCGACCAACCAAGTGCGTCAGTGGTCGGATTACACCAACTCGACCCCGATCCAAGACGTTACGAACATCATGCGTACCATCCAACTGAAATCGGGCGGCTTCAAACCGAACGTGATGGTTGTGGGTAAAGAGGTTCGTGACTCGCTGGTGAACCACCCGACGATCCTTGCCCGCCTGAATGGTGGCGCTACCGTGACGAATACCGCTCTGGTGACGGATGCCAAACTGGCTGAAATCTTCGGTGTGGAAGAGTTCCTCGTCATGGAAACCGTGAAGAACACGGCTGCTGAGGGTCTGACGGAATCCAACGCCTTCATCGGTGGCAAGTCGGTGGCCTTCTACTACCGTCCTCGCGCTGCTGGTCTGATGGTTCCTTCGGCTGGTTATACCTTCACTTGGGACGATCTGGAAAATGCTTCGGGTTATGGCATTTCGATCAAATCGTATCGTGGCGATTACCTCGCTATCGACGGTGTGGCCGAAGTTCTGGAAGCTAACATGGCTTATGACCAAAAGGTTGTCGCTACCGAAATGGGTGGCTTCATCGCAACGGTCATTGCCTAATTAACAGGAGGGGATAATGACCCGACCATTTATCCCCTACTTCAATCCCTCGCGGCCTGTATTCATTAAACAAGATGGGCTACAGGCTGCGGGTAAGATTTGGAAGCAGGGTGAACGGTTTCAATGGGAATTTTTTGGTGTCCCACATGACCGTATTCAACAAATGTTTTACAGCGACCAGCTTTACCACAATGAAGAATATGAGGAAGAAGCTGTCAAAAAGATTGCCATTGGCGATGGTCTTGATGAACTGACTATCGAACAGTTGCACATCCTTGTTGACAACATCAACTTCAAGGTAAAGCAAAAGACCAAGACTAGCAAAGAATTTATGCTAAAGAAATGTCCTAAACTGCCTAAAGACAGGGATGGACAGATTGGTAAAATCCGTAGGTGGCGTTCTACTTACGGCGAAATGGAACAGTAATAAGAGGGACGACCAATGGCATGGTCCTATGATGCTTCTAATTTGAACACTACAACTGCCTCTGGTCGTCTCTCTAAAAAATGTACTAACTGCAATTTGGAAAAACAGCTTACTGACTACTATAAAAACAGCTATAGTAAAGATGGCCTTTATTCTACCTGTAAAACTTGTAAAAAAGAAAAAGACCGTGAATATAGAGTCTTAAACAAAGATAAGATTAAAGTCAAACAAAAAAGATACTATAGTCAAAATAAAGATGTCTTCTACTCTTACAACGCAACTCGTAGGGCAATCTCAAGAAAAGCAAAACCAAGTTGGTTAACACCTGAACAGAGTTTGTCTATAGACAGTTTGTACTACCTTGCAAAAGATTGTCAGATTATTTCTGGCGAAACTTACCATGTTGACCATATCGTGCCCCTCAGAGGTTCTAATGTTTGTGGTCTACACGTTCCTTGGAACTTGCAAGTTATTCCCTCTGATCTTAACGCTAAGAAGTATAATAATTTTGAAGGGGGCTGGTAATGTCTTGGAGTTACGACCCAAATAATTTGTCTACAACAACATCTTCGGGAAGACTCAATACTGTCAGACTGATTGTTGGCGATACTGAGACTACAGACCAACTAATCCAGAACGAAGAAATTGCCTTCTCTCTTAGTCAAAGCAATGATAACGTCTATTACGCTGCTTCTCTAGTTTGTCGTTTGATTGCTGCTAAGTTTAGTCGTCTTGTCGATACTAGCCTTGATAATGCTATCTCTGCTAAATACAGTACACGGGCTAAACAGTATCAACAACTGGCTCTACAGATTGAGGCACAGGCTAAGAAAGCCTCTGGTAAATCCATTGGTGTTTTTGCTGGTGGTATCCTTAAAACTGACATGCTTACTGCTAAAGAAGACCCTGATCGGGTTGTTCCTGCTTTCACAGTACATCAGTTTGATAACGTAGAGGCAGGGTCCACTTACATCCCTGATGATCCGAATGGCATTTGATACTTATACGCTTCGCATGTTGCTCAAAGAGCATGGTATTGATGTTGTCCTTCGTAAGGTTGATGAAAGTGCCTACAATGATGATACAGGCACCATTTCAGTAACAAATACTGATTACACAGTTCGTGCTTACTTCTATGACTACAACTCTGATACAATGATGCCAGATTCTATTCAGAATGGTGAGCGTCGTGTTGTTATCAGTGGTACTTTGACAAACGGTTCTACAACCCCGAAACCTAATGCGACAGACCAGATCATTAATGGTGATCTTCTGGATATTGTAAAGGTCTTCGAGGTTAAATCTGGTAGCAAAACTTTGTTCTATACTGCAACAGTGAGGGACTAAGATGGTTCAGTCAAGAGCGGTAGGTGCAAGTCTGTCAAATATTATCTCTAAAATTGATAGAGATTTGACGGATGTAAGAGACGAGTTCTTGACTAGAATGGCGGATGATATTGTTCAAGCCTCCCCTGTTTGGACAGGTCGATATGTAACAAGTCACTCAATTGGAACATCTTCTTCTGCTGGTCAATTTACAGAAAATCTGGAAGGTTTTACTGAAAAGACTTCTGTACCAGATGCCTATAAAGCAGAGGCTAGAGGAAATCTTAGGGCAGATATTGCAAACCTTCCAAAAGATGCTCAAAGAATTTACATCAACAATAACTCTCCACACGCAGTTTTTGTTGAATATATTGGTTGGCCTAAGTTTGGTAAAGGTCCACACGGTGTTTACTCTGAAGCTTTGAATAGAGCAAACAACCATCTTCAAGACGCTGTTAATACGGTAAAGGCTAGACAATGACAATCATCAATGACATTCGTGCTTGTCTAGATTCTCATCTAACAAACACTTCTGGTATCCCAACTATTGCTAGACAGAACGTACCGTTCAAACCTACAAATGGGGTTCCTTACATTCAAGCAACACTTAGTCCAACTTCTCGTCGTCCTGCTGTTCGTGGTCTTAACCCTCAACAACGGTATGAAGGTATCTACACTATTCTTGTTGCTACTCCCGAAGGTCTTGGCTCTGGTGCTGGTTATGACTATGCTGATCTGTTGCTAGAACGCTTCAACTCGACTACGGACATTGTTTATACTAATCCAACAGACACTATTCTACTAGAATCTGGTGATACTATGCTCCTTGAGGATGGTGGAAACCTTCTGCTTGGTTCGCCTACATATGTGTCTATTGACTACTCCGAAGTCAGGGGCAGTTTCCTTGACTCTCCCTTCTACTTCACCCCTGTTGTTGTGTCTTGGTACACATATTTCTAACAAAGGAAACTGACTATGCCCTTCGCACAAGGTAGCCGCTCTGGCCTCTCGTATGTTGCTGAATCGACTTTTGGCACTACTCCCGGCACTCCGTCCCTGATCCAACTTCCGTTCACCACTCATTCGCTTGATCTTACTAAAGATCGTGTGCAGGGTAATGATATTCAACCTGACCGTATGCCTCGCGTTGATCGTCATGGCAACCGCACTGCTACTGGTGATATTGCTGTTGACCTTCGTAAAGGTGATTATGATCCGTTCTTTGAATCGGCCTTCATGTCCGCCTTCTCGACCAACACACTGAAAATTGGTACTACAGCCAAATCCTTCTCTATTGAAGATGCTGCTACAGACATTACTCAATTCCGTCTGTTTACAGGTATGACTGTTTCTTCGATGGCTGTTTCGATTAAGCCTAATCAGATGGTTACTGGTACGTTCAGCATGATTGGCAAAAACATGACAATCTCTGGTACGTCTGTGGATGCTGTCAAGACTGCTGCTTCGACTAACCAACCGTTTGATGCTTACTCTGGTACACTCAAGATCGCTGATGCTGGTGGTGTTCTGGCTTCTTCGGCTATCGTGACAGGCTTCGACTTCACTCTGAATAATGCTCTGGCTCCTACGTTTGTTGTTGGTTCTAACACAACCCCGCAACTTGAGTATGGTATGGCTACAGTTGAAGGCACTATCACTGCCTATTTCGAAGACGCTGCCTTGATTAACCGTTTCCTTAACGAAACCCAGACCGCTCTTGAAGTTTCTGTTGATGACCCCACTGGTTCTTCGGACTACACCTTCCTGTTCCCGCGAGTGAAGATTAACGGTGCCTCGGTTCCTGTTGATAATCCGACCTCGCGTGTTATCACCCTTCCGTTTGTTGCCCTGTTCGATTCGACAGAAGGTACCAACATCAAACTTACACGCTCTGTGTAATTAGAATCCCGCAAGGGTAGGGTGGGCTGGCTTGTCGGGGGTTGGCTCACCTGCTTTATGACTTACCCGATATAAACAAACTTTATGAATTATGTGTCATAAGTGGCTCATTAAATACCCATATGTGTCATATATGAACCATTAACCAATAATAGGACATCCCGACAATGGACCTTTCTAAACTTATTCCTACCGACGACACTATTGTTGTTTCGTTGAAGCATCCGATCACGGATGAACCTCTTACCAAAGATGATGGTAAAGAGATGACCATTACTGTTTATGCCCCTCATTCGGCTCAGTATAAAGCAGCCGTGCATGAACAGACAAACAAGCGTATCCAAAAGGCTGCTAAAGGTAAGAAAGTTACTTTTACTGCCGAAGACATTGAAAATGCTACGCTTGAACTCTTGGCAAAGACTACTAAAGAGTGGTCCATCCAACTCAATGGCAAGTCTCCTAAATTCTCGATTGATGAAGCCGCTGATCTGTATGCTAAACTTCCTTGGCTTAAAAATCAAGTTGTTGAAGCACAAGAGGATTACTCCGCTTTTTTGAAGGATTGATCCTTGATCTAGAGGAATATGCAGAGTGGGATTTCAAACTCTCTATTCCTGACAAAGACGGTGTAACTGAACGACAACACTTGCAAGAAGTGGAAAAGCAGTCTGGACGCACTCCATTAGCATTACAGGGACCAGAGTTTCCTGAGTTATTGGAATATGTCTGGGCTGCTTTTTTGTTGTTAAATCAGACCCGTGGTCAAGGGTTCAACGGACCTTTACCCATCAGCTACCAAGAGATTGAGTGCTGGATGCGGATGACCCAAAACACTCTGTTGCCTTGGGAGATTGAGGCAATTAAAAGACTTGATGCAGTTTACTTGAAGGTGGTTAGCAATGGCAAACTATGATCTTGGCACTATTGGCTTTACAGTAGAAAACACTGGTGCAGAAAAAGCTACCACTGATGTTGTCCGTTTGGTTAAAGAAATTGATCGCCTAGAAAAACAATACGCGATCCTTGATAGAGCCTTCAATAAAAACAAGCTGACTGCACAAGATTATGCTAAAGGTGTACAACAAGTAGATAAGGCCATTGAATCTATTAAAAATGGTCAAAACTCTCTAATCGCTACACAACAAAAACTTGTTGCATCTACAAATCAAGTTACATCTGCTATTCAAAAACAAGCCTATATAGCGCAAGAGTCTCAAAAGGCTAATAGACGTTTTGAGGTTGGTATCCAACAAGCTGGTTATCAAGTTGGTGACTTCTTCACTCAGGTTGCTTCTGGCACAAACCCTATGGTAGCTTTTACACAACAAGCTACTCAGTTGGCAGGCTTCTTTGCTGGACCTTGGGGTGCAATTATTGGTGCGGGGCTTTCTGTTTTTGGTGCTGTCGCTATTGCAATGGGCGTTGCAAGCGATAAAACCACAAAACTGAGTTTTGACTTTTCTAAATTTGGTCAAGACATGAAAGTTGCCATTGAACCCTTGATGCCAATTCTAAAAGTTTTTTGGGAAGCTATTAAATTTCTAGGTAAAGTTGCTCTAGAAAGTATAAACGGGATTCTTAATGGCTTTAGATATTTGGGTGCAGCCGTTGGTGCTATTCCAGATGCTTTTGATTCTGTGGTAACTTTAGTTGATGCCCACATGTTTAAGCTTGAAGTTACTGTTAGGGGTTATATTGAGACTATTAAAGCTGCTATTCAAGACATGTTTGATATGATGTCTGGAACAACAGCTATGACTAGAAGGAGTAATGGCACACCTATTTCTGTTGCAGATAGCTATAGAGAGGATTCTACCTATTGGCAACAAGTTGCTATTGCTGAAGGCCAACGTATTGCAAACATGCCGGGTCCGGGAGACGTTATTGGTGAAGCCGTTTCAAAGGTAAACCCTATTGACATCAGTAACTATTTTAGTAGTAGCAAAGTTCCGGGGAAAGGTGGTGCTGGAAAAGGCCCTACCGACGATGTAAT